TCCGAGGAGTTTGTTATGTCTGTACCGTGCGTGAATTGCGCAAAGATGTTTCGCAATCTTGTTTCAGAAAAACCTGGCAAGTCTTACGACCCAAATGTTGCATTCAAGCCGAGGCGTAGTGTTTACATACATGCCTTTGATGCAATGAGTTACCCGATTATATATTACGAATCAACCCACTATATAGATGTTGGAAGAACAAGCGGTTCAGAAATCATCGAATTAGGGACTTGATTTTAGTTACAATAAATCCTAAGTTACATTTTATGGAAAGCATTATGTCAATAGACCTTAAAAATAATCCAGAGTTATTGGAGGATTTTGAGGGAATGTCTGTGGGGGATAAAGTTAAGGTAACTGCAGAACTTTCGATAAGTGAATTATCGGAAAACCGCGCAGCCATGCCTTTGGAAAATATCATTTCAATAACCTCATTAGAAAGCGATGAAAGCCCAGAAGGGGACGAGGACGAAGAGGAAGAGGAGTGATGATGAGACAACTGCTTCAGTTCTTATCAAGTGTCACTACGCGCGTCTTGGACTCCCTAAAGTCTGGGATAAAAAAAGGGTAGAGCGTATGTGCTCGTTCCTGCGCATGACTTATGCGGAGCTAGGAACGCTTATAGGTGTCAATAATCTTGATTTGAAGATAAACAAAACAAAACCTCTTCCTATGTCAGCATGCATACTGCTTTCCGTGATCGAGGGTCAATTTATGAAGAACTGGGTACCGGACCCCATAAAAAACATATTCGATTTTACGGAGAAATAACATGGTTAATTTAGACATACTGGAGAGATACGGTTGCACCCAAGCACGCCTAAGGGAAATATTCACTGCCGAGGAAGGCAAAGATGCGGAAACTCGCGAAAAGTTCCAGGATATGGTTCAGTCGAGAATCATTGAGGGAATAAGGTTTTCAACAAAACATGCAAAACTTTATATGTCTGTAGATATTGCATGGGACAGCATGCCGATCAACAAAGCGACTATTCCGTTATTACAGTATGCACAGGGCAAAATCTCTGTTGAGCAATGCCAGGAGGATCTTGCTAGCGTCAATCAGGCTGATCAGTTTTGCGAGTATGACGATGAGGGAAATTTAAAAAACATTAACACCCTTAGGCTCTATGAGGTTTCTGTAAATTTAATTAGATCATATGTAACAAGGCGTGTGGCCGCGCAGGTGCATAGGTTTAGTAACCTTTACCCTTACTTTAAATATGAGGCTAGGAGCACTCAATTAGAAGACAAAGTGCGTGCAGATGTACTTTCTCAGAGGGTTGAAATGATGACCGATCAGTTTGGTTATCGACACCTTTGGGAGCAAATCATTCGGCAAATGTTTATGTACGGACACTCCATTGCATTTCCTGAGACCTCATGGACGGAGGACATACAATGGAGGGAGTCTACCGATCCGGTTACAGGCGAAAAAGATTTATCTTCTTATTCTGAGATGTCAGGAGTAAAACTGAAGACCCCTCACCCCACAAGAGTTGTATGGGATCAATCAAAGCCCCTACATGATTTAAATATTAACCAAGGCCCAGAGTGGATAGGTTATTGGGACATTGTGAGGTACGGAGATATTAAAGATAATCCATCCACATGGAACTCTGATGAGATAAGTTTTACCAACTCCCTACATTCTTTGTATTCAGATTACGCAGAGTTCTTTAATTACTACTTTAGCGACAGTATGTCGTTCCCTAAAACTCAAGATCAGTACCCATTTCATAATGAAAGAACTCAAAATGTAGGGGTTTACTCATCTGAGGATGAAGATAAAGGAATGTTCGTCACTAATATGTGCATGAAGGTAAATCCCAAAAGAGATGGACTTGGAGATTATCCGCACGATGTTTGGCTTAAGCTAACTGTCGCAAGTGATGAAACAGTTATATACGCAGAGTACCTCCCATCCCTTCCTGCTATATATGGCGGAATCAATGAGAATGATGATCGCATGGCAAATATATCTGTGGCCCACGAGATCATGCCGTTCCAGGATCAGCTTTCAAATATCATGACTAAGATGCTTCACGATATGAAGGTTAGTATGATGAAAATTTTCTGTATCGACCAAGACGCACTAGATGATGACGTAAAGGAGTACATTAAAGATGCGCTGGCTGAAGATACATTCTACGCAAAACCAAAAGCATTATTTTACTCAGGGCAAAAAGCCGCAGACTTAGGGATAAATAATAATAATTTCATACAAATTGTAGATGTACAAAAGGAACTTTCGGCTGGAATCAATCAGTCAATCCAAGCAATCCTCCAGTTGCTTAATCTCGTCGAGCGGTTGCTGATCCTGTCTCCACAAGAGCTGGGTCAGCCCGCCCCTCGGGAAATTAGCGCCACCGAAGTCGCTGAAATAGCAAACACAACAAACAGTATATACTCTTTTATTTCTGAGGGAATAGATGATATGCGGGCTGCCGCAAAGAAGTTGTTCTACGAGCATCTTGTTTCATGTTCTACCGACAAATTTACAGTTCCAATTAGTCAAAGGTACACCGACAGAGTTATCCGGGATGCAGGATTTGAGTCTGAGGTGGAAGGGGTGTCGGAAGCTTCAGCAAGAAATGTTATTGGGGATCCGGTCAATCTTATACATGAGTATCTATTTACAAGTAGAGATGGAGCCGAGAGAGCAAGGGATACCCAGTCTGCACAGGTTCTTAGTCAAACTTTACAAGGCTTAATGCAAGTGGAAGGCATCCCGCAAGCCTTAGGTAAGGATAGAATATTTACATTCTTAAATGAGATATTCCGTTTATCTGGGGCACACGATCTAAGATTAGATACAGACGAAGCAGACCAGGAGCAAGAGATAGGGGATATGCAGAATGAGCAATTTATTTCACAGCTCAAGGAGCAGTGGCCCCAAGTCATACAAGCAGTCCAGCAATTAATGCAAGTTGCGCAACAGGCAGGAGCTAGTCAATCCGCTGAAGCGCCTCAGGGGGCACCACCTATGGAGCCTGAACAACAACCACAAACAAGTCCAGAACAACAAGTACAGTTATGATTGAAGAACAGGAAGAGCAACTAGAGGAAGAAGTGGAAGAAGCAGCAACCGAAGAGGTTGCGAATGAGGAGCAACCCGATCAGGGTAACTCTTTATTTAGTGCTCTCTTTGAAGCAGCAGAAGAACCTCTTGAGCCTGAAGAACCTGAGGAAGACCTAGGTACGCCAATAACTCTAAATGACGCAATAGATGAGCTTGCTAGGGAACCTCAAACTAATGAAGAAGAAGAGGGTGAGGCCGAAGAGGAGTCTGAACCTGAGGGTGATGTAGAGGCTGAGGCAGTAGAACCGGATAAGGCAGAGCCAAAAACAAAAGCGGCAAGGAAAAAGAAAGTAAAGCAGGTTGTTGATCCTGATATTGATTTACCCGAACAAACTCCTAGTTATGCGTTCCCAGAAGAGGACCCTGATAAAGAGTTTATTGATGGATTGCTACCGGAGGAGAAAGATATTTATGACTTAGCCAAATTCGCCTCTGATAATTTAGATGGGTATGTCGGGAAAGATAAAGAGTTTAAGGACTACTTTCAGAAGACAAAGAAGTATATTGAGAAGAGAATACAAGATGATCCACATGTAGACTTATCAGAAGATGAAGACTACCAAGCTTTTATTCAAAAAAATCGCCCAGACTTCGATCAATTCACTATTAAAAAAGTCGAGCGAGAGCGAAATGTCTATGAGGCAATGCGCAGAATTGAGGAGAAGCAAGCACCAGAAAAAGAGCGTGCCAGAATGGAGCAAGAGAAAGCGCGTAAGGCTCCTGTTGTCCAAGGTCACAAAGCAGAGTTCCGTCAGTATTCTGTTAATGCCATCCCCAAAGAGTTGAGTGAGAACGTTAAGGATGAAGAGGCTATTAAGCAATTTGCAGAAACTAATCCATTGGAATTTCAAATAGTTGATACCCTAACTACTGAATTGCACAACACGGGAGATTTACTCCTAGATATAACACAAGGAATGGTTCCGTATGATCAATCTAATCCGATCCATGCGAAGCTATTACAATGGGTTAACACCGAGCAGGAGAACTTTATCCAAAGCGGACAGACTCAACAAGATGGTAAAACCTTCATGAGGAGGGAAAGATACTTTAGGTTACCTGAGAATAAAAGAACTCCTTACTACACCTGGAACGACGCAGATCTCTTAGCTATTCTCACAATGAGAGCAAGGCAAAGGATAGAGCAGTCCCTTGCCCAGCAAAGGCAATTGCTCGAGCAATCAGGTTACGCAAGGCAGGTGGCGCAGAAAAAGCAGCAAAAGCCACAGCCAAAGAAAAGAGCAGTACCGCCCAAGGTTGCATCAAAACCAAGACCAGGAAATTCTCCCGCCCAAGCTCCTAATCAGGTTAAAAAGAGCGCATTTGAGTCAGTTTTAGGAATGTAGAATCCGATTTTAGTAAAAGCAAAACCAATGCAATTTTTACTGATTTAACTTTATTTTCACCAAAATAAGCCTAATTCCCGATCTGTAGCCGTCGATCTGTTATTATAGGTGTTACACGAATAAATGTGTAACTAACAACCTAAATAACATATTATGGCTATATCAGATCCAAACATGCCGGCACCTTCGCAAGCCGTTGAGCCGGGTTCAACCACGATCAGTCAGTCGAACCTTGTCCGCGATGCCGGGTTTGGTCGCATCATTAAAGTTGATGACTCGACTGGTTGTACTCTTACTAACGCCTCCATCAAGGGTTTAACCCCTGCGGAATTTGAAGCTCTTTCCAATAAGGAAATTGACTTAGCTCGCGTCATCGCGAACTCAGCAGAAGCAGCAATGCTTGGAGTGCAAGAGCGCGGACTTGTCGCACTTCTCAATAGCTCGATCACAAACATTAAACCTTTAATTAATAAGGTAAATATTTCCGAGCAATCAATTATCCTTCCTTACATTCAGCGCCGTCAGCGTTCCGTTATCAATAGTGGTTACTTTGCTGTTGAAGGTGGTAAAGCTGCAGATGTAAATTCACCAGTAGTTGGTGGTTACACCGCAGGTGGTGGAGACCAAGAGCTCACTGTAAATCTCGGTGCATCCGACTGGGCATCCCCAATTGAGCACATCGAGCGGTACTTCTTGGCCGGTGGCTTTGTGATTGTAAACTCCTGGGACAGTAATGGTGACCCAATCGAATCTCAATTCAAGATTCTTGGCGCCGCTAATGCAACTTCAGGTGGTATCTCCAAGGCAGTTGTTACTCTTCGTCCAATCGGTCCTGATCTCAAGCAAGAAAATTCTAACGGCACATCCGGTTATTCCGCCGCAGATTGGACTGGTTATGC